AAAAACTTCATCTGCTACTCCAATAATTCCATAATGATTTGATCCACTTACATATTTACATTCTGCGTACCACTTTCCACTTGTAACTCCAAAAGTAGTTAAAGAACCAAATACAGGGTTTGAACTATTAGCTGTATACACTAAATTTCCTTGTGTAAATGTAGAACTTGTTGGAATTAAAGTATTCCAAGTGCAACCATTATTGCTACAAGTATCAGTGGATTGATCTACAGATGTAAGATTATTTGCTGTAAAATCATTGTTATTACCAGACACATCATTTCCTAAAGCTGAACTATCTTCAAAGTCTAAATAAAAACCATTAGTGCCAAAAGTTAATCCTGTTACATCAATTGGTTCCCATACTGTAGGACTATCTGCATTAAATTGTCCAAATGATGTTGGTGCTAATTGTTGTCCATCAATAAAAACAAATTCTGCCATGTAGCCATCAAAATAATCATTATTCTCTCCTTTTTGACCAATTTTTAAAACTACACTAGAATTATTAAGACCAAAATTTTGATTTTGACTTGGGTTTGTTTCCGTTCCAAAATCTGTAACTTCTGAACCATTTACATATATTCTTACTCTAGAACTCGCTGTTGATTGTGTTGTGTCTACTGATAAAACTATGTGATACCAAGCTGATATATCTCTAAAAACTTGGTTTGTTGTTAATTGAGTTGTTGTGCTTCCACTATCAAAAATTCTTACTTCAAGTTTATCTGAATCAAATACTAAATTTCCTCTATTATTATCATCAGTATGAAAACCAATTATTGATTTTGTTCCACCTAACGCACTTCTTTTAACCCAAACAGATAAAGTACATTTATCATTATTTGTTGGCGTAGAATTTGTTGCATTTAAAAAATCTGAACTGCCATCATCGAATCTTAGTGAATTAGCAACTGTAAAAGGGGCTACTACTTTAGCTCCTGGATATAAAAAACTATTTATTGGCATTAAACCTCCAATCTTGGAAGTTCACCTAATGGTCTAGTAACAGATCCATCCTCTTGTCGTGTGTAAGTATATAAAGTTTCTAAGGCTGGTGTATCTGCAGCGTTTGTAATTGCTGTTTCCATTTCTGCACATTTAGTTCTTACTGCTGTTCTATGTGTAGTTATGGAACTAGGTATGGCTGTTCCTGCATCTGCTTTTCTAAGAACATACCAATCTGTATTTTGTAATTCTGTTGCTGCTTGTGATTTTAAATCTCTAATTAGTATTGTTTTTAATCCTTCAACTGCAACATCACCTACATCTTTACCTTCTGGTATATTACCATCTGTTTTATCTTCTTCAGTGTACAGAGAATCTGCATGCGCTTTTGCAGTGGCTGCACCATAGGATCCTACAACCTTATCACCATTAAACGAATAAGATATATTAGTATTAATATACCATTTATCATCTTTTTTATTTGTATTGTCTATTTCAACTTCGTATACGCCTATCGATTCTCTTTCATCTTTAGACCACAAACCAAAAATTGTTCTTGGATATTGAACATCTCCGATAGTAAAGCCTCTATTACCATTAAGATATCTTGTAATTTTTCCTGATTCTACTAATGCAAACATATTATGATAATGTTAAATTTTGATTTCTACCAACTTCTAACCATTTGGATCCGTTGTATCTGAAAACAAAAACATCTCCTTTACTAGCTGTTGTTGTTAACGTTGGTGCAGTATCATCTTTAAATTCATAAACAGCATTAAAACTTAAAGTTCTTGAACCTGTACCATCTTGTATAACAAGAATAGATATAAATTGTCCAGTCGAGCTATTAGTAGGGGCAGCTAATGTTCTGTTACCACCCAAAGTTAATTTACATACATCTTGTGTAGATGCATCCCAAGTAACTGTAGACCCATCCGTAAGTGTTGATTCTGAATAATTTAACTTAGCAGACGTAATTAAATCGTCTGCTATATCTCCAGCTGTCAACGCTTTTAATGCAGGCTGCTGACCGATGTACGACATATTACGTTATCTCCATTATTGACAATGTTCCTGAAATTTTATCAGCAACAGAACAATCTATTTTAATTTCGTCTGTGGCCTCTAATACAACTTTACCACCAGATAATAATTCAAGTGAACTACCTGCTGGTATGGAAACATCTTTAACTAAAAATGATGTACCATTTGCAACATCATTATTTCCACCTCTGTTTGCTGTATCACTAACTAATTCTACTTCTGCAGTTACTGCAGAGCTGTGAATGTTAGTAAGTATTAAACCTAGTACAACTGTCGTCGTGCTAGATGCTACAGTATACATTTTGTAAGGTGTGCCTGCAGAATTAGGCTCTGCTGCAAAAGTCACCACTTTGAAAGTATTTGCCATTTATATCCTCCTATTGCTTTATAACCTAACCTAACGCAATTGCAAGAGCTGTCGGATCATCCGTGCTAAATCCTGCGCTTGATAAGTATGTTTTAACATCTGTTAACGCCACTTGTTTCATGGTGCCAGCGTCATTTGTTACAAGTCTATCAGCATCCACTAAAGTTGTAGAGGTTGCTGATGTACCACCATCCATTATATTTAATTCTGTAGCTGTAGAAGTCACGCCATCCAAAATATTAAGCTCTGCTGCTGTTGATGTAACACCATCTAGTATGTTAAGTTCCGCAGCAGTTGCAGTAACTCCGTCTAAAATATTAAGCTCTGCCGCAGTAGCTGTTACCCCGTCTAATATATTTAACTCAGCAGTTGTTGAAGTCACACCATCTAATATATTTAACTCAGCAGTTGTTGAAGTTACACCATTATCTGTTGTTGCATCTAATGTAATTGTAGATCCTGAATCTATCTCTGCTATAACTGGTGTAGTTAAAGTTTTATTTTCTAAAGTATCTGTTGATACTAAAGATACTAAAGTTGAATTAGATCCAGCAGGTAATAATAATTCATTTGTTACACCTGCTGAGTGTGGTTGAGCTTTTACAATCTGACCATGAGAGTTAGACTCACAATTAAATTGTATAGCACCTGAATTTGAATTACCTTTAACAGTTACATGGCCTGTACCATTTGGTGCTAATTCTAAATCTGCATTTGATGTTGTAACAATATCTTGACCATTCATATCAAGATCACCACCTAATTGTGGTGTAGAATCTTCTACAACATTTGATATTGCACCTGATGTAGCAAGTCCTGATACAACTGTTGATCTTGCAACTTTTTTAAGACCACCACCTGAAGTATCCACTGCTAAAAATACATCATCATTAGCAATACTAGATATTTCTGATAACGAACCTACGGCTATTGAATTAAAGTTTGTGCCATCTGCAACTAATAAATTACCTGCAGTATTTGTACCCATAGTAATATCATCACCAGCAACAGTAAGATCTCCTGTAATACTTAAATTTCTAAATCCAGATATGTCTTTATTGGAATCTACTATTACCGCTTTTGATGCAGCTACCGTTCCTGCTGTAATACCATCAACTAAATTTAATTCTGCTGCAGTTGCGGTAACTCCGTCTAGGATATTAAGTTCCGCTGCAGTTGAAGTAACTCCATCTAAAATGTTTAACTCTGCAGCTGTTGAAGTTACACCATCTAAAATATTTAATTCTGCTGCAGTTGAAGTGACCGCTGTGCTTCCTAAAGTTAAACCACCATCAGGTATAACGACACTACTTCCTGATAAAGCAGTAAATGTGTTTGCTGTAAATCTAAAATCATCTGCTCCAGCGATTGCAATATCTATCTGATCATCTGTGTCTGCTGTAATTGTCGTATCAGCATCAGCATCTAAAGTTAATACCTCACCATTTAAATCATGTGCTCCAACACTTCCACCTGCATCAACTATGTTTGTTCCATCAGAAAAGACTAATCTAGTTCCTTTATCAGATGCACCAAAAGTTATACCAGTTCCTGATGCAGTTTTAAATTGAACAGTAAAAGATCCTGTTGTTCCATTCGCTATGATATAAACTTTTTCAATTGAATCTGGAACGGTTACAATTTGATTACCTGTAATTGTTCCTGTTAATTTTATTACAGCGTGTCTTGCAACAGATGTAGACTCTGTTGTATCACCATCTGTAATTGTTAATGTTGTTGTTTGTGCACCACCAGCAATAGATTTTTCTACGTAACCAGCGATTGCTTTTTCTACAATTTGTAAATTAGTATTAGTTTTTGTTCCCCATGTACCGGCGTTTTCGCCAGTTGCCATTAGTTCTATACCCAGATCTGAAAATGTTGATGCCATAATTTAATCCTTAAGGTGTAGGTGAGTTAACTGGGATTCTGACTGTTCCATCTGTATAGTCATCTCTTCGTCTTCTACCTATTTGTTCTCCTCCAAATTTTTGTACTTCTTGTTGATATTTTTGTTCATACAATTGCAGCATATCAGCTGGACCTTTTAAGAAACCGTAAGTTTCTGCTAGGCAGCAATATAGCAGACCATTTGGAAAATTCATACTAATATAATTAGTACCATCACCTTCTAATAGTGCTGGCGCTGCGTTGTAATGTATTTTGTATGCAAAAGTTGCGCTTGGTGTTGGTG